TAGCTGAAGAAGTGAAAGAAGAAGTTAAAGAAGCTGAAAAGACTGAAGAAGTAGCTGAAGAAGTAGCTGAAGAAGACTTACAGAAAGAAGCTGAAAAATATGAAGATGCGGGTAGAATTATGGCTCAAGGTTTCTGGAAGGAATTGCAGAAACAGGCGTCTGAAGAAGTAGCTGAAGAAATAGCTGAAGTAGTTAAAGAAGAAGTGAAAGAAGAAGTTAAAGAAGCTGAAAAGACTGAAGAAGTAGCTGAAGAAATGAAAGAAGAAGTTAAAGAAGCTGAAAAAACAACTGCTGCGGATAGAATTATCGGAGCATTAACCTCACAGTATTTAGGAGATAACTAAAGATGGGAACACTATTAGACACATATAAAGCTATTCAGGAAACTGAAGCTGAAAAAGTGGCCGAAGAAGTTACTGAAGAAGTAGTTGACGAGGGTCAAGAAACTTTACGTAAGTACGCTGAGGGCGCTGAAGGCTTATTAGCTGCAGAATATGGTGAAGATTACGACGAAAATGACGTAATAAAATTAGCTGGAATGATGATTGATTACGATGTGGAACAAGAAACAATGCTTGAAAAAGTAGCTGAATTGGAAGACATGGGTACAATTATAGGACAAGCTATTAAAGCTGAGTTAGCTAAAGACTAACAAAAAAAATGGATCCCAAGTTAATTAGCGAAACTATGGCTCTTGTTGAATCTCTTAGAGATGATAATGAGAAATTAGCATCTGATCTGGCGCATGTGCAAAACGCGTATGCAATAGTATTTCAGATGTTTAAAGCCGGACATGTAGCTGCAGAAAATTTGGAGTCCACAATCAAGAAATTCGTCCAAAAGGACGACTCGGAACTTGAAGTTATTGAAAAAGCTGCTAGCTTCGGAGGCGCTGTCGCGTCTCTAGGGGAAGTTAGTGACCGACTTCAGGATGACGGGACCATGGATCCTTTGACAAGAATGCTTGTCGAAGATCTTTAAAGATAATCGGAGGATATAATAGAATGTTAGAAATTCTTTCTACCTTAAATAACCTTACTAGAATCGACTTGACGTTAGACGCGGCAGGCTGGGTTTTAGCATCGGGCGTAATAGGCTCATGGGTTAGTCCTACCGGAACTGATCAATGTATAAAAGTTGCGGCCGCTGGAAACTTCGGATTTCCAATCTGGTCTGAATCTAACCGTTCAAGCTCTTTAGCAGGGTTCTCCCCTGACATAGCAGCTACCGGAAAAATTACTGTTTTATATGGTAAAATCCGTGCAAGAACTGACCAATATGATGGTACGCCAGCTATTGGGTCTAAACTATACTTATCTGTTACAGGAACACTGTCTACAACAGCTGGGAGCTCGGCTCACCAGGTAGCGGTTTGTACTAAAGCGCAGTATAGTCATGATGTTAAATTCCAAGGCGCCATAACTGCAACAAACGTAATTGAATACGTAACCATATAAAGGAGGATTAAGAAAATGGAATATTCAGCTAGTACGCTAAATGAGTTATTTGTAGAAAAGCTTAATTCCCCTGCGGGACTTGAGAAAGTCGCTATGGAAGGATCAGCTTTCGTTAGACAAAAACTACGTGAAGTTTCTTTTGCAAGAAAAATAATAAATCCACAATATGTAACTAAAGCTGACTTGACAAGATCTGTCAATCACGACGGCCTAGTTAAAATCGTGGACATCGAGCCTGACTCAGAAGCCATGGCACTGAACATGCGCGGACAGCCAAACCTTAGATACGTAATGGGCGATCGATTCGAGATACCCCTGTATCAGGTTAGTTCTGAAGACTTTCAGAAGACTGAAGAAGAGCTGTTGGCCTATGAAATGCCACTGACTGACATAATTGAGAAGAACTCAGTACTCGATTTACAACGCATTGAAGATGAAAAATTCTTAGAAGGTGTAGACGCGCTAATGCCCGTTGCAAACGCTAAGACCGGTTCTTATAGAGCATCCGGCAGTGAAACAGGTGTGATTGAAAAATCAAGCCTAAAAGAACTGTTTGACGTTTTAGACGGAGCGGAATTACGTTGCGATACCCTATTAATGGATTCTACAATGTATAACAGATTATTCTTGTATGATGCATCAACTATTGGTGACTCAGCAGGAAGCGAAATCTACATTAATGGTTTCACTTACAATACGCTCTTCGGACGTAAAGTAGTTGTTTCCAATAAAGTGTTCAAACAGGACGGGTCAACTGCACTGTTACAGAACAAGATCTACGCTTTTGCACCACAAGAATTCTTAGGACAATTCTTAGTATTAAACGATACTAAATTCTGGATCGAAAAGAAAAAGAATATTATCACATGGGCCGTGTACGAACACATTGGCATCGGATTTGGTAACTCCAAAGCGCTTGCTAAACTTACACTGTCGTAGTATTAATACATACGCTAAAATTAGGGTCGGCTTTGCTGGCCCTTTTTTTTACCCTTGACATTTTCCTCCACAAAATCTATATTTAGATATGATACATCCCACAACTAATTATAAACGTGAAATAAAGGCTTTAGTAGGAGATCCAGATGTATTTCCAGTAACTCTTCCAGGAGCTTGAGGTACTGAGGCTGTAGACTTTACATCCGACTTAGCGGCATTATTGTTTCGAGATTTACAATTAGGGATGACAGACACAACTTTACAAGACGACAGAGCCTACGCAGTGAGTAGTGTCCTAGGGCATTCCTTAGTTACAGACGTTGTATCAACTGAAGCTACGAGTTTAATAACAAATTCTCAAATACAGATGATTGATACCAGTATGGATACAGTAGTAATAGTTACTACGAAGGGAAACACCTTAACTATAATATAGGAGATTCAAATGGCTACTAGTGTAGTATACATGAAAAGACACGATACCAGGCCCTTCTTAGATGTTCAACTTCAGGACGTAGACGCTAATAACATTAATGTAACAGCGGCTATTGCCACTGAAGTGAAATTTACTATGAAGGAAATAAATAGCACTACTATAATTGCTACAGGGGCTTGTACCATTTTACCGGCAACAGACCTAACTAAAGACAACGGATACGATGGTCGAGTTAGGTATATTTGGCTAGCAGCAGACACCGTTACTGCGGGAGAATACTTAGGAGAATTTCAGATCACTTATACTAATGGTGATAAAATGACAGTACCTACAAGTGGTACCTTAGCTATAGTAATTTTGGAGGACTACGATAATGCCTAATACTCAGGAATTATTAACCAATTTAATACCCTTTGCAGATCAGCTATATGTAGATAGATTTAGAACCTTTCTTAATGATACAGTTGCAGAAAATGAATTAGATTTAACAGAAGAAAGTTCAGATACTCTTTTATGACATTGTCTAAAAGATACCCTAGACGAAATTAATTATGAAATACCCCCAATAAGAAGTAGTGTGTATACTACAATATCCGAGGTACCAAGTTGGTCGGTAATGAAATTTGGGGCTACCCTCCATATTTTAGTTTCAAAAGGAATTCTTTCAGCAAGAAATCAATTAACATGAAATGATGCCGGAGGGATTACAGTTAGGGATCAGGATAAGTATGGGCGATATGTAAATTGATTTAACGTGTTATCAACTAGATATGCTAGAATGGCTAGATCTATGAAAATGTCTGCCAACATAGACGACTGTTATGGCGGCGTACACTCTGAATATTTTGATATAGGATACTAATGCTTACTTTAACTTCTTTAGATATAACGTCTTATGATATAGACGCTCTGACTTTAACTTGAGCTTTTTCAGACGTAAGTGCTTCTGGATTTAGCATTAGTGTTTATAGAAGCGAAGCGCCCAGTAGTGACATTACTGAGTATGATTTAATAGCTTCAGGAGTAACAGCTTCTGGTTTTTCTTATTCAGATACTTCTGTAGAAAAATTATATGATCCACAACGTACCTGGTATTATAAATTAAAGATAATAGATTTATCAGATTTATCTTCGTCTATAGCACCAGCTACCCCAGCTTATTTAGATGACACTTCAACTCATAAAGTTTTTAGACGAGTAAAAGCTCTAAAAGAAAAGGCTTTAAGAGTAGGTGGGGGCAGAACTATATACATATTAAAAAGAAGAACTTGAGGGACACATTGTCCGGATTGTTACAATAGTACGTTAGGAAGACAAACTGAAAACGAATGTTTAACCTGCTTTAATACAGGATGAACAGGTGGATATTATGACCCAATAACTATAACGGGTATGATAAATCCAGCACCACAATTTAATCAAATAACAATGTTTGGAGAGTTTATGCCGAGTGACTGTGTTTTAAACATGCTAAATTATCCCCCATTGAGACCTAAAGATGTTGTAGTCGAAACTACTAATCAAAGATGAATAGTTAGACAAGTACGACCTTTAGAATTTCAAGGAACTTTATTAGAGCAAACAGTACATCTTAGCAGAATACTTCCAGACGACACCATTTACGATAAAATATGAGCTTGGTAGAAGAAGTAGCCTTATTAGACGATTTTAATACAGGCAGATTAAAATGAAATAGAAGCCTAGTAGCTTTAGAAGGCGGTATTGATTCGATAAGTACAGCTAATGCGTGGTCTCAAAATTTAGATACGGTCTCAGGACAGTATGTATCTGGAGACTCATATTTGCTGATTAGCGGCTCTTTTATGCATTCTGAGTTCCACACTAGCGGTATTGTTAATGATACCGGAGAATGAGCTTTATACGTTAACTCTCTACGAGTTCCTCCAACCGATATAACTTCAATGATAAATAATGCATTAGGAATATTAATTCAACTAAACACCACAGCGCTAGGATATAGCATCGATGCGACTGATGAATTTCTACTATGAGGACCGGTAATATAATACTAAATGAATATATATGGTCACACTTCCTTTGTCGGGCAAACTGGCTATGCCGCTCATGCTCGTGGATTTTTTAGAGCTTTAAATAACTACTTACCAGTTAAATTAAGAAATTTTTCTGTAGGGCCTTCCTGAGATGGAGTATCTGATCGTCCTCATGAAAAGGAAACATATCTAACAGACATTGATAAAGAAATGTTCATTAGGCAGACTTGTGACGAAGGTATGGATAGTGGGGTGTACAAAGGTATAGATTTTGAGATGTATAACGGAGTCGGAACTCTTCCTCCAGAAAATCCTGTTAACATAATTTTATCAGAAACAAACCACCATTACTGATTCGAAAATAGTTATCCCGGCTACAACATAGGCTATAATGTCTGAGAAAGCACTTTATATCCAAATGAGTTTTTTGAAGCACTATTACGAAATGAAATGTTATGAGTACCCACTAAATGGCAACGCGACTGTAGTATCGCCCAAGGATACCCTGCTGATAGAGTATTTGTAGTTCCGGAGGCTGTGGACACCTCAATCTTTAACGTTAGTTCTGGAAAAAGACCAGACGAGTTTAAAGACGACCGATATAAGTTTGTATTATTTGGCAGATGGGATCATAGAAAATCTACAACAGAAATTTTAAGAGCTTTTAGTGAAGAATTTGGTGCAAATGAACCTATCGATCTGGTGTGTTCTATCGAGAATCCCCACTCGGTGGATGGAATGAATTCTACTAAAGAACGTTTAGCTTTTCATAAAATAGAACATCCAAATATTAAAATTATACCTTTTTTACCTAGAAAAGATTACATTAATTATCTTAAATATGGAGATTGTTTTGTATCTTGCGCTAGATCGGAAGGGTGGAACTTACCCTTAATAGAAGCTATTGCTTCTGGAATTCCCACCATATGCTCAAGCCATCCGGCACAATTAGATTTTGCGGGAGGAATCTCCCAACAAGTAAGGACTATAGATCAAAGACCTATGAAGCCTTTTATGTTTGCTACAGAAGGAGTAGGATTATGAGATGAGCCTGACTTCGACCACTTAAAGGAAATAATGAGAAGCACTTATGAAAATAGAAATATAAATAAGGGCCAGGCACTTCTTAAAGCTCCTAGAGTCAATAAATTTAGTTGACAGAATGCGGCATTAACTGCTGTTGATATATTAAATAATAATGTAAATGAAAATTATTATAAAGATTTTGGAAATTATATTACAGCTATAAAAAGTAATAATACTCCATTAATAAAAATAAATGGACCTATAAAAAAGCAATATACTGTTGAATTTCTTGAAGATAATAAAGAAGTATATAAAGCAGAATTATCAAATGAAGATTCTTGGGCGTCTAGTTTTCCTATTTCAAAAGATACAAAAATTAGGATAAATGGCGAAGATCAATTTTTGCTTGATAAGGTATCAAATAAAATACAAAGTACTGCTGCAAAATTAGGAGCGTATGTAGTAGGCGGTGATCTCAAATATATGCCTTATGTAGAGGCGTGTGTAAAAAGTTTATTAGAATTTTCAAAACTCCCAATAATTGTTTATGGATTTAATTGTGAAGTACCCTTTTCATATTCGAGAGTAATAAATAAAAAAATAGAATATTCTGGAGGCAAAGTAAACCAGGTAGGTCATGTAGATAGCCAAAACTATTTTGCTAGAATAGCGGCTGCATTAGAAACTACAAAAAATGATGAATTTGATTATTATATTTTTTTAGATGGAGATATGGTAGTGTCGGAAAATATAGACCATCTTAATACTTATGTAGATAAACTAAAACATTATCCACTATGTATGAGATATAGATACCCCTCTTTATTACATTTTAGAGAGGATGGGGATGGGCGAAGAGAAAAGAAGCATGGAGAAGAGCTTTGCGAACTATACGGGTGAGATACCGGTAATTTACCATATAGCGGTCACACAGTGGCCACAGGTATATTTATGTATGATAAAAGATCTCAACGTTTTTTTGAAGAAGTTCTCCGAGAAGAGGCTTATATAAGGAACATTAGTAATACAGATTCAGATGGTAAAATTTTTGTAGATGACACGGCATGCTCTGAAGAACGAATTATTAACATGTTATTTTGAAAATATAAATATGACGAGTTTCTTCCTATAACTTGAATTTCTCCACATGACAATGTTATGGGCTTTAGCCAGGGGCATATAGCCTCCTTAAATTATTCTTCTATGTTTTTTATGGAGAATTGGCCCAAAGAAATGGATGAGATTTACCCAAAAAGCGAAGCTAATATACTAGCGTATCATCCAGAAATCGATAACAAAAATCCTAATACTGCTTCAAAAGTATTGAGGTTTCTTAAAAAAATTAAGAAAGAGATTGTAGTTATAAGCTCTTATACTGATACCGCTAGTAAAGAAAAATTATTAAAAGAACGCATAGCGCAAATTAAGGGGTTTGGATACGATATATTATTATCAACCCACTATGATGTTCCTCAGGAGATAAAAGATGAAGTAGATCACTATGTGTATGATCCAAATAATGAAATATTTGAAACTCCTGAATTTTTTTGAGGAGATCTTTCTGGAGTTTATTTTGAAACTTTTTATAGTAAAAATAAAAATCATTCTTATGCAGCGTTTACATTATTTAAAAATGCCTTTAATTACTGTAAAAACTTAGAGGTTGATACTATACATTTTTTAAATTATGATGTTTTGTTAAAATACAATCCTTTCATTAAATTTAGAACTCTATTAAAGACCACTAATAGTTCAGGATGTTTTATTACAAGTCAATCAAACGAAGACAATATAACTTTTGAAAATGTTAGAGTTCTTATGTTTTCAGTTACCACTAAATTTAAAGGATTTGAGGGAATAGATTCTTTACAAGAATACTTAGAGCTTTCAGAAAGACAATTGGAGAAGTGACTTTATGAGCGTTTTAGAATGCAAAATATCTGAGATGATATTATAAAATTAGATGAAAAAACAGAAGCTTCTCAATATACAATAAAGGATTCCATAAGCTTGACAACTTATAAAGTTAATTTATTTGAAAAAAATAAAAATTTATTGGCCCTAATTTTTAGAGAAAGATTAGATGATAATGAAGTATTATTTAAATACACTTGCTATGAGGATACTAGAGATGTATTGGAGAGAGAGGCGCATATTAAATTTGAAACAGATAGTAAAGTGGTGGTGATTAATTTAGGAAATTTAAAAGATGTTAAGAATATTAGTCTTTTAGATTCTCATAATGGTGTGGAAATAACTAAGGAACTAGACGAAAAAACTTTATCTGAAATAGAAAATAATATAATTAGGTTAGAAAAAGAAGTAGAAATGGTGGATCTAACAAGAAATGATATATTACAAGCTATAGAAGATAATAAACCTTTAAAAGAAGTAGTGGCTATTTTAGCCTATACTAACACCAAAGAAAAAATAGATGTTTTAAAAAAATGTATAAAGCGAATTAAGGAATTCGGATATGATATTTTGTTAGTAACACACTACCCAGTTAGTTTAGAAATACAAAAATCTGTAGAACATTATGTATATGATAGTAACAATGAAATTATAGAAATCCCGGTTACTTTTTGATTTGATAACGAAGATTATTTTGTTAAATCTGTAAATCATGAAACTCCAAATCATTCTTATGCAGTATTTTCATTATTTAAAAATGCAGAAGTATACTGTAAATCACGAGATATAGACATAATTCATTTTTTAAACTACGATATGATTCCGCAAAAGGATTTATTTAAAATTCATAAAGAAGATTTAGGTAAAGGCGCTCATGGCTCATTTTACTACTATGATACAGATGAGGATTCTTTTGCTATGACATTTTTTTCAATTTCTAAAAATTTTACGGCGTTCAATAATATAAATAATTCCCAGCAATATTTTAAGGCTTCTTCTTCAAGAGATGGGGATTCTAGACTGTATCTAGAGCCTTGGATTTATGATCTTATTATTAAAACAGAGGGAGAGTCTAATCTAAAAATAAGAAAATATATAGATGTAGAAAAGGATTATGGAGTTAAGAATTTAATTACTGATGGAGCTCTTAATATATATGGATTTGTATATAAGAAAGAATTTAGGTTAGTATTAGGTAAACCAAATATTACTGATGATTCTAAATATTTGTTAAAATATAATGGTAAGGAAATTAATTTAGATTTTTCAGGTTCTAAATTTTTTCATCATAATTTGGGATTAAGTTCTAAACTAAATAAATATCAAATATATAAAGATGGTAAATTATTCAAGAATGAGCTAGTTACAAAAGATTACAAAAAAAGAATAGAAAAATATAACACATTTGTCGTGAAGGCTGATACTAAACTTCCTAATAAGTTGATGATAGTAGCTCACCCGGACGACGAACTTATTTTTGGAGGATACGACTTATTAAAAGACCCTGAAGATTGAAAAGTTATATCAGTAACGGGAAAAAGTAATCCAATTAGAGCGTATGAGTTTAGCAAAGCTATGGAAACTTTAGGAGTAGGAGAATATGCTTTATGAGATTTTCCTGACTCTTTATATGATAAATTTGATGAAAAATATTTAAGAAAATTTATATTAGGTGAAACTTCTAGAAGATATTATAAAAAAATAGTAACTCATAATTCTAACGGAGAGTACGGGCATGTACAGCATAAATCTCTTCATGATGCTATGATAGAAATTAGTCCTAGAAATTTATATACTTTCTCGATAGGAGATAAAACTAAAATATATCCTTTAGAAGAAAAAAGAAAATTACTTGAAGTTTATGAGAGTGAGGAAACAGAATTGCCTGGTTATTTAGATTATCTTTATTACGGGGAATCAACTTCTATATTAAATGGAAATATATCAGTTGACCATAATTTTGTAGATGGACCATTTGTAGAATTGTGAGGATCAGAATCTGACCATACTTATGATATAAAATTTATTGATCAAGATTTAGAAGAGGTTGTATATGAGAAAATTGGAGTATCTGCTAATAGCTGAATTAAAGCAAGTAGAGTATATTTTACCAATTATATGATTACGGTACATAAAGGTGAAGAATTAGTGAACCAATACGCTTTTAATTGTGATAATAAACGAGTATTAATTGCGTTAGATAGCAGCTCTCTAGGAGATACTTTGGCTTGAATACCCTATGTTCAAAAGTTTAAAGAAAAACATAATTGCGAAGTAATAGTGTCTACATTCCATAATCATTTGCTTGATTATCCAGAATTAAAGTTTATTAGTCCGGGAACTACTGTTGACAATTTATACGCAAGCTATGTAGTAGGTATTAGAGAAGATGATGATTTCCTTCATAAAAGAAATCCATTTTCAATTCCTTTACAAGAGGTTGCTTGTGATATTTTAGGTCTCGAGTATGAAGAACTATTACCGCAAATGGCTAAGATTAAAGGACATACTGATATTGACGGTCCTTATGTATGTCTAGCGGCCCACTCCACAGCTCAGTGTAAATATTGAAATTATCCTGGAGGATGGCAAACTGTGGTAGACTATTTAAATTCAAAAGGTTATAAAGTAGTAGTTATAAGTAAAGAAGAAAGTGAATTAAATGGCATAATCGACAAAACTAACTTGAATCTTACTGAAACAATGCGTATATTGAAACATGCTACATTCTTTATGGGATTGAGTTCAGGATTAGCTTGGCTAGCTTGAGCGTTAAAGGTGCCAGTATTAATGATTTCCGGCTTTACAGCGCCTTGGTATGAATTTAAATGTGTTAGAATGCATAAAGACACAGTATGTCATAATTGTTTTAATGAGGAAAAATTTGATAGAGGCGATTGAAATTGATGTCCTAGAGGAAAGAATTTCGAGTGCTCTTCAAGTATTTTACCAGAGGAGGTAATTAATACTATTTATGAAAATTGAAATATCTAATGGAGAATTAATAGATAAGCTATCTATTCTTCAATTAAAAACTGAGAATTTTACTGACCCAGAAAAGATTAAAAATGTACAAACAGAATTTGAGGCTTTACAACATAGCGTTGTAGAGCTATTGAATTTCTCATTGGATTCTGAAAGTTATATGAATCTTTATAATTGTAATGCAGAGCTATGGGATATAGAGGACCAACTGCGTAGAAAAGAACAATTAAAAGAGTTTGATGAGGAATTTATAAAATTAGCGCGAGCAGTGTATTACACTAATGACACTAGAGCTAATTTAAAAAAAATAATTAACAACGAAACCAACTCTATGTTTATTGAGGAAAAAGAATACGTAAACTATAACTAGTTTGGAGACCCCGCATGTCAGGACAAATAAAAGCCAAACAAATATCGGATGTATATAGCCAATCACAGGCTAATGCAACATTTTCAGCAAAATCCCACAACGCATCCGCCGCACCACCAGCGTCCCCAATAACTGGACAGACTTGGTGAGATTCATCTAATGAAGTATTAAAAACATGAACAGGTAGTACATGAGTAGCCTCTGAAGGTACCTCAGGTACTTCTGGCTCAAGCGGAGCTAGCGGTGCTAGCGGTACTTCCGGATCAAGCGGAGCTAGCGGTGCTAGCGGTACTTCCGGAACTAGCGGTACTTCTGGATCAAGCGGATCAGCAGGTTCAAGCGGATCTTCGGGGACTTCCGGAACTTCTGGAACTTCAGGATCAAGCGGAACTTCAGGATCAAGCGGTACGAGTGGTACAAGTGGTACGAGTGGTACTTCAGGTTCAAGCGGTTCAGCAGGTTCAAGCGGTTCAAGCGGTACGAGTGGTACTTCTGGATCAAGCGGGACTTCAGGAACTTCAGGATCAAGCGGATCATCAGGATCAAGCGGAACTTCGGGAACTTCTGGTTCAAGCGGGACTTCAGGAACTTCTGGTTCAAGCGGGTCAGCAGGATCAAGCGGTTCTTCCGGAACTTCCGGATCAAGCGGTACGAGTGGAACTTCAGGATCTTCTGGAGAGAAAGGAGTTACTGGAGATTCAGGATCAAGTGGATCAAGCGGAACCTCAGGCTCTTCTGGAGCTAAAGGAGACGCTGGAACGAGTGGTTCAAGCGGAACTTCTGGTTCAAGCGGAACTTCAGGATCAAGCGGTACTGGCGGTACTTCTGGGTCTTCTGGAGGAGTTGGAACGAGCGGTACTTCAGGATCAAGCGGAGCAGCAGGAACTTCAGGTTCAAGTGGAGATACGGGGGTGCCCGGAGCTTCAGGGTCAAGTGGTTCTTCCGGAACCTCAGGATCAAGCGGTACGAGTGGTACTTCGGGGTCAAGTGGAACTAGCGGTACTAGTGGTACTTCGGGTTCGAGTGGATCAAGCGGTTCAAGCGGTTCAAGCGGTACGAGTGGTACTTCAGGTTCAAGCGGTACGAGTGGTACTTCAGGTTCAAGCGGATCAAGCGGTTCAAGTGGATCAAGCGGTACGAGTGGTACTTCCGGAACTAGCGGAACTTCGGGATCGAGTGGAGCAGCTGGAACTTCAGGAACAAGCGGTTCAAGCGGAATAGACGGAACTTCCGGGTCAAGTGGTACGAGCGGTATAGGCGGAACTTCCGGATCTTCAGGAGGTGCAGGTACAAGTGGTACTTCTGGATTAAGCGGTACGAGTGGTACGAGCGGTTCTTCTGGGACTTCCGGATCAAGCGGGACTTCTGGATCAAGCGGTTCAAGCGGTTCAAGCGGCACAAGCGGTACTTCCGGTTTAAGCGGAACGTCAGGTTCAAGCGGTACAAGTGGAACTTCAGGATCAAGCGGAACTTCAGGATTAAGCGGAACTTCAGGATCAAGCGGTACAAGTGGAACTTCAGGTTCAAGCGGATCAGCAGGATCAAGCGGTTCAAGCGGATCAAGCGGATCAAGCGGTACGAGTGGTACTTCGGGGTCAAGTGGAACTAGCGGTACGAGCGGTACTTCGGGCTCAAGCGGGGATAGTGGTACGAGTGGTACTTCAGGGTCAAGTGGGACTTCAGGAATTAGCGGTACTTCAGGGTCAAGTGGGACTTCAGGAATTAGCGGTACTTCAGGATCAAGCGGAACTAGCGGTACTAGCGGTACTTCTGGGTCAAGCGGGACTAGCGGTACTAGCGGTACTTCTGGGTCAAGCGGGACTGCGGGTACAAGCGGTACTTCTGGATCAAGTGGAACTAGCGGTACAAGTGGAACCTCAGGGTCAAGCGGTTCAAGCGGTTCAAGTGGAACTAGCGGTTCAAGCGGAACTTCAGGAACTTCTGGAACTTCAGGTTCAAGCGGAACTAGCGGTACGAGTGGTACCTCTGGATCAAGCGGTTCAAGCGGTTCAAGCGGTGTAAGCGGCACTTCCGGATCAAGCGGTACGAGTGGTACTTCAGGTTCAAGCGGTTCAGCAGGTTCAAGCGGTTCAAGTGGAACTTCAGGAACTAGCGGAACTTCAGGATCAAGCGGAACCTCAGGAACTTCAGGATCAAGCGGTACGAGTGGAACTTCGGGATCTTCTGGAGAAAAAGGAGTTATTGGGGATTCAGGATCTAGCGGGTCAAGTGGGACCTCGGGCTCTTCTGGAGCGAAAGGAGACGCTGGAACAAGCGGTTCAAGCGGAACTTCCGGAACTAGCGGAACTTCAGGTTCAAGCGGTACTGGCGGTACCTCTGGGTCTTCTGGAGGAGTTGGAACTAGCGGAACTTCAGGATCAAGCGGAGCTGCAGGAACTTCCGGTTCAAGCGGTACTTCCGGTTCAAGCGGAACTTCCGGAACTAGCGGAACTTCGGGTTCAAGTGGAACTTCCGGAACTAGCGGAACCTCAGGATCAAGCGGTATAAGTGGAACTTCAGGATCAAGCGGTTCAAGCGGTTCAAGCGGATCAAGCGGAACCTCAGGATCAAGCGGTACAAGTGGTACGAGTGGTACTTCAGGTTCAAGCGGTACGAGTGGTACAAGT